CCGCATGAATACTGGTATCTGGGGCAGGAAGTGCCTTACATTGGCTCCAGATGTTCACTCTATAACAGTTTGTTCGTTGCCCATATTCATCAACTCTGTACTGCTTTTGCAATAGTCCTAGCTCTTCAAGTTCAGCTACAGTTTTGATAACTTTGTCTCTGCACATCTTGGCATCTTTAGCGATCTTAGGATAACTGGGCCAAATGTTTGGATAATAGCTCTGTAATACCCACAACACTGATAGTTGATATGGTGTGACTTTCCCTTTCAAAGCTGTCGGCAAAGCTATGAATGGAGTATTCTCTGGAATAAAGCTCATTTTTATGGAATATATAATTCACGTCAAAGGTATGGAGTCAGCTCCACAGGGAAGCAAAAAACACGTTGGAAATGGAATAATGGTAGAGACAAGTAAACGTCTAAGATCATGGCGAAATCAGGTGAATTTAAGAGCAAAGTTGATAGTGGACGATATAATCAAAGAACCAGTTGAAATAGAGGTGGTGTTCTGGTTCAAACGCCCGAAGCTTCACTATCTCCCCAACGGCATGATTCGTCAATCAGCCCCTGTGTATATTACCAACAAAAACAAGGGTGATCTGGATAAACATTGCAGAGCCTTACTGGATTCTCTCACTAAATCCGCATTTGCTGACGATAGCCAAGTTGTAAGTTTACACGCTGTCAAAAAGTATTGCGAAACAGAATCACAAACTGGTGCGACCATAAAAATAAAAACTATAAATGAAGCGAATCTCATGGGTGGCCTGTCCTAAATGCAAGGACTATACAGACCAAAAAGTAAGAAGATCAGACCGCAACTCAAAGCACGTTATTGTCAGACGTAGAGAATGTTTTAAGTGCAGTCATATATGGCATACAATCCAATATCCAGAAATGATTGTTCCTGATATAAAAGCAAAATATACATTGGTTGAGTAGTCGGGTGATAGATCGGCTCTTCGCATAACCGCCCTGCCTTTCCTAAGTCTCACAATAGGTGTTGTATGGCTTTCAGATCTGCTTTGCATAGATCATCAGGCTACCCGACTCATAATTCATTCAATGCGTGTTCAAGTTGGTAAACAACTCTGGAAATTATGCCAGCGTCAAGATGTTCTCTTGTAACACCAGTTCCCTTAGTTGATGGGTTCTTTTTCAAAAACTGTCTCAGCCTATGGGCATCTTCAGCTTTGATGTTGAGAAAAATGTTCATGTAGTTTTTCAAATACACGAAGTTGTAATCTCTTACATTTAAATATTAACCTTTAATTTAGTTCATCATCAAATTCTGGGATATTAGCTGTATAAATAATATCCTCACAATTTTTGATTTGTAAGTTAATCAAGGCAATCTTTTCAATCGCTGCAACTACCTCTTGCCTTGTTCTCTTGTCACAAAGGTACTCAATAAACTTTTCTTCTTCTTGCTCCAGAAAAGCCTTTTTAAACTGGTATTCAAGTTTGTCCTGAGTCATCTTGAGCCTCTTTGACTTCTTGTAATGCTTGAGCAAATTCAAGCCTTTTAACAAAATTATCACTTAACCATTCAGCCATTGCAAATCTACAAATCTGAGAGTGAGAACAACCAAAGGCTTTGGCCAGAATATGAATAGCGTCATAGTCTGACTGTGAAGCTGCTCTGAAATAAATCCTTTCTGAATCCATTATTGAGACTCCATTATTTCTGACATCATTATTCTCCCCTCCACTCTTGTTGCTTTTCAAAGATCCAAAGTTCAAGAGCTACATGAATATATTTTTCTCTGAATGTTTTTAAGAAATCTTTGTTTTCCATCAGCATATTTAGGATAATTCTTGAAACAATCCTTGCTTTTACATTTTGTCGATACATTGCTTTAAAAGTCACCTTGAATAATTCAACATCACCCTTAATAAGCTTTTCTATTTCATCTTTGAACTCATGCCTTACAGCAAGCTCTGTAAGATGTTTTGCTTCCGCATCTTCGTCTTTGTTTGCACAAACAACAGCCTCTGTGATAAGAGCTTGAGCAAGCTTTAGTCTTTGATCTGGTGTCATTACTCAGCCTCCATTGGTTCAAGTAAACTGTCTGGCCCGTAAATTTTCTCATGATTTTCAACAATAGGCTTCACTATGAAAACTGCTTGCCAAATATATTCTTCCTCATATTCTTTTAGAATATCTAGCAATTTGTACCTGATGTTGAATTGTGAATTATTATCCTTTGATAATTTTTTATATGCAGTCAAAAAATGATATTTGTCTTCAGTCTCTAAACGACTCCAGACTTCATAATCTTTGATGATGGCATTAAGACTCAAAAATAATACGTCTTTTTCGTCATGATTGAAATTCATTTACTTAACCTCCTTGATTGCTTTTATTAGTTTGTAAATTTCAATTTTGTCCAACTTGGCTTTTCTAAGCTCTTGAGTTAGTTCTTCGATTCTTTGATTGCAACCGATTAGTCTTTGGTCGCATCTGTCTAAAAGATTTTCCTGATAGTTTGCGTATGGCATTTGTTTAAGGGGTGATAGGTGAATAAAGACCCCACCAGTTGAGGTGGGGCTGATAGGTTTACTTGTTTTCTGCTGGGTTTCTGTAGCCGTCACCATCAAATCCTGTGAAGTGTGGTTCTTTAGCTGAAGTAGCTCTTGCCATCATTTCAAGCCACTTTTCATCTTTGCTCTCACTTAAGTGGGCAAACATTTCATAGTACTGGACGAATAAACCTTGATATTTGATTCTGCATTTTCTGTCAGCTTCACTATCAGAGGTGAATCTTGTTGGATAGTGATAAGTTTTGCCGTTGTTGTGATAAAAGAAAGATCTGTTGTCTTGTCCAACATTGATGTCTTTGAAGTTTTCTTCTAGTTGAGCAAGAGTTTTTTTGCTTTCTTCAATAAGTTTGTGATCGGCAGCTTGTACTCCATTTTTAAGCTCAAGTTGATACTGAGCTTTCCAATTTCTGTACATATTTAATTCTGCTTTTGTTGCTTTAGTTGCGTTTGCCATTTGAATCCTTTGCGAAGTTTGAATAATCGGCCAATCTCTCGACCTCATATTTATATAATACCATACTTTTCCACAATGCAACCTATGGAACCTATATTTATTATTATTGTTATGAATCTGTAACATATCACATAGGTTCTTGACATATACATGAGGAACTTTTATATTGAATGTGGCTGAGATAGCCATTCTTTCGCAAGGAGTTTCAAATGAACTTTACAAGACCAAGAGCTAAGAAAGTTATTCAAGGCATCTTTACTGCTATGGATTGCGGTAAGTGGTTTACAAAACAGGAAATCACACTCAGATTCATCAATGGCGGTTACGGTGGTGAGTTAGCTACAAGATATGCAGATGCGTTAATTGCAGCAAACACAGACATCAACCATTTCAGCAGATGGGAAGTTAGAGGAACCAAGTGGTTAGTTTACAGAACTTATCAGGGTAACAAGTAATGACAACTTCTAAACTTCCTCCAGACATGGTTCTTGCCACCCCTATTGGTGGTAAGGACATTGATCCAGAACTTGAGGCAAAACTAAAAGACAAAAAAAACAAACACAAAAGACACAGGTTTCAAGTTCTCATCACACAAAGGCTCAAAGATGCTAATTTCCGCTTCAAACAAATCAAAAACTGCGGCAATCGCAGCAATTACATTTACACAGAGAATGAAGCTAAAGCGGTCATCAAGTATCTAGAAAGACAGATTGATGAGATTGCAGATGTATTTCTTGATCCATCAAAAGAGTTCAATGCACAACCTATTCAATTCGACACAACGGAGCTTGACTAATGCTTAATCAACTTTTCCTATTTCTCAGTGCGGGGTCAATCATGACCCTTGCATTGACATCAACATTGACAGACATGACTTATCACGACTGTCATGTAAACAACATTCACCTAGCCTGTGAGGAATTATCAAAATGAACTTTACCTATGAAGAACTCAGAGAAATACATCTTGCCCTAACTGAGGGCAGATTTCTCAATCAAGAAGTAAAAGACTCAGCTGTTAGAAAAGTTGGGGCTTATATCATGCTTACAAAACCTAATACCGATAAAGCAGATGTAGAGATAGCTTATACCTTTGCTTGCCAAGAAAGAGACAAATGGGGTATGAAACAAATCGGCCTTCGAGACAATCCTTTAAAAATGAGGGAAGCTGAAAAAGCTTACAGCGTCTGGTGGCAGAAAGCTAATGAATTAGAGGAACAGCTTACTAATCTTGAAAATGCTTTGTTAAGAAAAAATACCCCCAAAGAACACCCCTGATCTTTGGGAGTACTCAACTTTCACCTAAGCGTGAACAACTCACGCATTTTTACTATAGCTTATGAAACCAGACGATTTTACAAAAACTCTTGAAATGGCCATCTTACATGGTAGCCATTTTTATAGAAAACTAGCTGAAGCGGCCCTTGCTGCTGACCCAATAAACAAAGCAATTATCTTTAGGGCATTTCCACAACTTACAGAATTTTATGGCCCTAAAAGTCCATTTTATATTGCCGCTTATGGCAAGCCTAATCACCTCAAAGTAATTAAGTAATGGAATCACTAACACCACACCATATTGAAGGCCATGATGTTCCTGAGTCTATTTACAGAGCTAGTCCTGAATGGGCTGCCAGTGATTTGAAGTATGGCATCACAAATGGGTTGGAAGCTTTAGAACAGAAAAAGTTTGGCAAAGACAACCCACCCAGTATCGTTACACCAGCTATGAGAGTTGGTTCAATGGTTCATTGCTTTTGCCTTGAACCAAAACTCTTTCCTGAGAGATATTGCCTTTTAGACGATAAACGATCTAAAGAGGGTAAGAAGTTAGCTTTGCAACTTGCAGAAAGTGGCAGAGAAACTTTTACAACAGCAGAAATGACACAATTTATGGGCATATACAATGCCCTGAGCAGAAATGATTTTGCAAAAAAATATGTCATTGATGACACCTCTGGTAAGGCAGAACAGTCTTACTGGTGGACTCACAGTGGAACAGGCTTGCCATGTAAGGCCCGCTGTGACTATGTGGTTGACGACATGGTGATCGACCTCAAAACTACTGCTGAGGGTGGTGCAAGCCCTGACAAATTCAATAAAACGATTTGCAACTTTTTGTACCATATGCAAGCAGCCCACTATTTGCAAGCGACTGGAGCAAAACGCTTTGTGTTTATTGCAGTAGAGAAAGTATGGCCCTATTCAGTGGGTATTTATCAGCTTTCACAAAACTTTATTGAAAAAGGTTTTGAATTACAAGAACAGATGCTTCAACAAATACTTGAAGCAACTCAAACTAAATTCTGGAAAGGTTATACAAACACCAATCCAGATGGCATACAAACACTTACACCCCCTAAATGGATTTAATTATGAAAAGTAATTTACTCCTCAATCTTGTAAAGGTTGAAAAACAACAAGACTATTCAAACGTTCATGTTGCTATTGAAACTCTTGATAAAGCAAAAGCTCTTGAGTATCTTGCTGCGAATTTCAAACATAATCGCAGAACTTCACGCAGAGCTATTGATAATTATGCTCTACAAATGCGTAGAGGTGACTGGATTCTTTCATGGGACGCAATAGCTTTCAATCAAGAAGGTGAATTAATCAATGGTCAGCACAGACTTAATGGTTTAGTTGAAGCTAATACAAAATGTGATTTTTTTGTCATCAGAAATTTACCACACAAAACTGCTCAATATTCTGACAATGGTAAAAAAAGAACACAGGCAGAAAGAATTACAATTGCTGGCACACCTATGCACTCAAAATCTTGCAGTGCAATAAAAAATGCTTTCACTGACTTTCAAGGAAAAATATTGGGCCAGACACAGTATGCTCACCCAAGATTCGACCCAGTTATTGCTCAAATCTACAGCAAACATAGTTTATTTTTTGAAGTCTTAGAAGATCAAGGCCTTGTTAAAAACAAAACCACCACAGTTTTTGCTTTATCAGTGGCTTTCAAGATTTTTCTAGAACTATCCAGCAGAGAAAATTTTACATGGCAACAGGCTTATGAAAGGTCAGTCTTTTTTATTCAACTTCTTTACTACGGATATTCAGACGATTTTATGATTGATAATGAGACTGATCTTGCACCACTTAAATTAAAACAACATCTTGAACAACGGAAATCAAGAAATTTAAGTTTGATGGACATAAAAACATTTAAAATTTATGTTTTGTCTGGTCATCAATTTATGAACTATAAAGTCCATAAACATTTACGTTTAGACAGACAGCATTCAGTTGATCCATTTCCATCTGTTGATAGTTATGAGGCAACTAATGATCTTCATACAGAACCATTACAGCCAAATCTTTTAGAACAAACTAACAACCCAGAAAATTAAATGACTATTTCAACAATGGAAAGGCCAAACCTTGAAAGCATTATTCAGCCGTCAGACGTTTATGAGAAAGCTGGCCGTAAATACTGTAAATGGTCAAGAATTGCATATTATTTAAATAATTATGCAAAAGGCTGGAATTTTCAGCTAAAACTCAATCAAGAATCGCTTACAAGCCCTTCGTTTTTTGATGCGGTATGGAAAGCACCTGATGGATCTGGCTATTTGATGTGCTATTTCACAGACCCCAAAGGTGGTGAAACTGGACTTTTTCCATATGCCATCATGGATAATCGCAACAATCCGATCAAGGTTGACAGGATTTCTGCAAGGGACGTATCAGATTCACACCGTAGAGCTTTGGCTGCCTGTGCCGCTTTTACCTTTTCTCTGGGTTATGAGCTTTGGGCTTTTAATGAAGTTGCAAGTGCAAATGAATCAGAAAGACCACACAAAGCCAGATCAGCCGCACCTGTTCAGAATGTGTTTATTGCTGCAAAAGCAGCTATTGAAAAAGAGACAGATTATGAAAGGTTGTTATCTCATGAATCAAATTTAGAGGTGCGTTATACTCAAGGGAAGATCACCCAAGAGGAATACAACCACTTGAGTTCTTTACTCAAAGACAAAAAAACTGAACTAACCGCATGACAGTCACCGAAACTCAATTTCTAACTACAGAGCAGTTAGCAGATAGGTATGGGCTTAGTCCCATTACCATCAAACGCTGGAGATCCAGAGGCTATGGCCCTGAGTTCTATGAGTTACCCTTAGTTCCTTATGGAACTGCCCGCATCAGATACCAGCTTCACAAAGTCCTTGAATGGGAAGAGGCAAACACAATCACCCCTATTAATCCTTTTTAACAATGGCAATCACCCCTGCTTTTTTCGCAAAATTTAGATTTACTCGCAACAACAGCACCAAAGAAACCGCCCCAGATCAAAATATAGTTATTGACTTTACCTGTGATGAAGCTTTAAAAGCTGCAAACTGGTTAACTCAAGCTGTAGATATTGCCAAAATGGACGGCACAAAAATTCGTGTTTACAAAAACCAATCAGACTATGATGAGGTTAGTGGTTTTTCGCTTTGGGGCGGTATGTGGGGCAACTCTGGCAGAATACAGCCTATGCCCCATAAAGATGCCTCTGAGAGGACTGTAGATGTACAAGCTAACCAGCCTGAGCTACCAGATGATCTCCCTTTCTAAACATGAAACTAATTTCTTTTCCTGTTAATCCTTATGTCGGTCAAATCTTTTATGAACTAGAAACAAAAAAACTTTATGAGTTTTGCGAGGTCACAAAAACAGATGAGTTAACTGGCCTGATTGTTGAATCTGCTATGTGGTTTGATATAACAGAAAAAGATTTAGTCCCATAAGTAGAGGCATGATGATCTTCGACTAGGATCAAAAGCTGCTCTTTTACAATTTTGTGGTCTTTGCCCTTTTACCTAACTTGTGTCTGTGTTACTCCAGCACATCAACTTTGTAAAAAGATATGAGTTCCCTTCGAGGATTGCTGTCGGGCAAAAGGTTAAATACCTCCAATATTAGGCAGTAATAAGCGATAAAAAGTCTGTAAGACCTCTACTTTTTCCCAAATATTATATACCTTAAG